GAGCAAGAAAGACAGATACTGCGCGGGCCTCAAATGCAGTGCCGCGGCCGACACCGACAGGTGCTGCACCACACCCGACAAATGCTCGACGCTGAGATCATGCACGTCTCCGAAGGTTCCGGACCTGAGCAAGAAAGACAGATACTGCGCGGGCCTCAAATGCAGTGCCGCGGCCGACACCGACAGGTGCTGCACCACACCCGCCCAATGCTCGACCTATACGTGTCCGTCGCCGATGGTGAGGCTCGACGAAAACGCCACCGAACTATGCAAAGGTGTCACGTGTAATACTAATGATATTAATAAATGTTGTGGGTGCAACGCCAAACGCCCGCCGGCCGGCACATTGCCAGATGAAAGTATAATTGGGGCTAAATGGAATACCGGTGGCGACGGCGTTCAATATCTCCCTACAAAATTTGGCTCCACCTTTTATTACAGATGCAAGCCAGGATATATTCCTACAAACAAACAGGCGTGCACTCAGGGCACTGTCTGGTGTCCTGACTTAGTTTACCAGTGCCAAGAAAAAGGGACAGACAAAGGGGAAATAACTAACAAAGACACCAGATCTCCGCCTGCCGCTTGTGAAAAAGGATGTAATATAAATGATTTCCATAATAAAGCCAAAACAGATTTTGAATTTGCTTATGATGAAGCCAAAAAACATAACCCCCCATCCAAAGATACTAAACCTGCATCAGATTACCAGAATGAACTCAAGGAAAGCAAAAACTATACAATAATTGGAGTGACCGCCCCCAGCCCACCAGAAAATCTCAAGGGGAAAACCGTGCAATACAAATGCCCAAGAGGTTATACAAGTTCGGTCCAAGATAGCAGCTCCTACGTGTTTAAATATAAGTGCGTGAAGGACGCGGCTGAGCTCTATAAAGTGGTTCTCGTTTCCAATAACACTCAAAAAATTAATGGTAAAAATGTCGTATGTTCCAGAAATATTAATTGCAAAGGTAACTGGGGTATACCAGTGCTTAACTCAGATCTCGTTAAAGATGCGGCAGCGGCAGTGAACACAGGCATAACCCTGCTGAAGCCTCACGTGGACATCCCCATTTCGAAGCCGGCCGGACATAGGAGTTTGCATGGAGGATGCTGCGCCCAGCCCGGCCATGGGGGAGCGAAGCATTACACGGATCCTTTGGTGCTGGCGGAATTCATTAAAACGCGCGAAAAAGAAGGGCTGGGGAAGTGTACTGATGGTTGCACAGGCACCACCCTCGGCGGCACCTGTGCGGACCCCGTGAGCCAGGCCTTCGAGCTGCTGGGATCAGGTCAACACCCCAACCTCCCGCCCGGTGCTTCTCTCATGCCGTTGAAGAATCGCCAGTACATTCGTCCTGCAGGCGTCGATCCGGGGATTATGTACTCGGACGGCAGCTGGACCGGCCGCGCCACGCCAGATAAATGTAAATGGTTGCAACCCAGGGCCGGGGAGACCGACGACGCTGTATCCGCAGGTCAAAATACAGATGGAAGGTGCATCCCCCATCATATAGGGTGCAGGCTCGGTACCTGCAATAATTGCGACTTTTTCGGTAGCTGGACATCGATAAACCAAACCCCCATCCCCCGCAACCCAGAGGTTGCGAGAACATGGGGAAAGGGTGACTACGACCCTTTTGTTCCATCCACCAAGACTACCAATCCGGCTTTACCCGGCGGCGGCAAACTGCCAAGGTGTGGCGATGTTTGCAGAAGTGTGTGCGGGGCGGGAAACAAGGGTAATCCGACGCCTTGCCCCTATCTAATATGCGATCAATTCCGAGATGGAGGTAACAACAAATTATGGAGTTATTCCCGTTAGATGAAAAGAAAATCACTGAATATTCTATTTACTAATTGTATTTTCCTGATTCATGTATACCAAGTATGACTAATGGTCAATCTAACTTTGTTTTCTAAATTTCAATTGTATCATGGATTGATTTATCCATTTACTATTAATAATAATTTATATATAATTATTAACAATAAAGATGAATAAATATAATCAAAATTCATATCTATATCAATTATTTTTGTATTATTATTAGCAATATAAAATAAACATCCATTGAAATATTTTCGTGTTAATAATGTAAATATTATTATACCTAACAAATAATATAAATGATGTGTTTCTTTGAAATAAAATACTCCAAATATTATACTCAATACAAAAACTATATGAGAAATTTCAATCAATATATTATTTTTAATCGTAATACCAATTAATAATAATATTTGACCTAATATTATTATACCTAATAAATATTTATCATTTGTTTTACTATTTATGTATAAATAAATAGTAATAACTAAAATTATAAAACAAGAAATAAACAAATCAATATTCATATATAATACAATTATTATATTTATTCTAAAATTAAATATGATTTATCCCATATATCCCCTTCAATATCGTTCATTAATTTACACCATTGACTGGGATCATTCTTATCTGGTGGAGAATCTAAATATTCCCAGTCAAATACACCTCCCATTTTCGGATACTTTTCTAAACATTTTTTGACTTCTATAAGTGCATTTTGAAAATTAGTTTTATCAAACTGTCCTGACATCATACCCATAATTATTTGTTCGGGTTCCCATCCATTTTTTATAATTCGATTATATGTCTGAAATGAAAATGAACCATAACATTGTACATGGAAACGATCAATTAATTTACCCTCTTCTGATGAAACTAATTCTTTATAACTAAATGAACCCATACCCGGATAATTAGTTATCATTGATTCCGCCACAGGAGCCATACTTAATGTTATATCTTTGAAATCATTATTTAGTTGACGAATTAATTTCTTTACATTATCTAAAGATACACTTTCCTCTATATCTAAATCAACCCCCTTAATATGTGTTTGTTTCTGTAATAATTCTCTCAATAATGGGTAATACGTTTGAAAATCACTAAATAATTCAGAATAAGCACCCCCCGCCCCCCCAATCATTAACGTTATTAATTTACCCTGATGAAATAATTTGCTTGTTTCTATCCACATATTTGTAAATTTTGGATCATCCGGTAAATTATCATTCAAATATATTTGAAGATTTCCATCTTTATCTTTATCAAAATGTATCGATGAAATTATAATTGTATCAATATCCTCAACATGACTCATTAATTTTTCTAAACCCACAAATGTTTGATAATAATAAACAGTTTTCATTATATGAATATTTAATTCATATTTTTAAATAAAAAAATATAATATACATTATAAAAATGTTCCTTAAAATGACCAAACAAAACTTTGATATTCTTCAATGTGTGGCTCTATTATTGTCTTTATATGTATTATATACACTTTTTAAAGATAACCATGAAGGTGCCCACTGTGCGAGCCATAAAAAAGAAAGATTTGCTAATATGAGAAATATTCATAATAAAGAAGGATTAAATCATTTAAAAGAAGGGATGGGACACCTAAAAGAAGGGATGGGTCATCTTAAAGAAGGCTTAAATCACAAAGAAGGTATGGGTCATATGAAAGAAGGTATGGGTCATCTTAAAGAAGGTATGGGTCACCTTAAAGAAGGTATGGGTCACCTTAAAGAAGGGGTACACCATAAATAAGGAATGGGTCATATGAAAGAAGGGTATGGTACAGGTAGTTCTCCCTTTTCTTATTTTTAAACTTCATCATATTTCTTTTCATTAGGGAGTGTATGTGGTAATTCTGATTCTGTATAGTATTTGTCTTTGTTTTTTATTTCTGATTGTCTTATTTCCTCTGCTATTTTCCAAACAACTGATAAAGGTATCGGTTGAGACCTACATAAAATAGGTTGTTTTTGAAAATAATTCGGTTGACAACGTCGCGATGTTTGTCTTTTCTTCCCAATAGCTGTAAGTGGTGTTTTATTCATATGATTATCAACTAAATATTCCTTTGTTTCTGTTACAAGTGATCTATGGAACATTACTCTCTTTTTCTTTACAACACGATTAACAACTCCATCTAAAACTTCCGATACTTGATATAAACTCATTTTCCTTGTTAACACCATAGATTTTCCTGTTATTTGTTTGTCCATAAAAACAACAATTATTCAATTTTAATATTATGATATAAAAAATTATCATTTAATGAAACCATTTACCACCAAGAATATCATTAATTACTTTCCCATTGTCTTGTTTAATTTGTTCTGTTTTTTTGATACTATTTAATCGTATTTTCTCAATTTCACCTCCTTTTAAACTCTTTAATTGAGATTCAGCATCTGTAAAAGAACTCCAACAACCTACAACTTCTCCTAAAGATTTCTTGACTATGAAAATAAACATTGAATGTTTATTAATTTCTTAGATTATATTTTTCACAGAGAATATTAATTCTCTATAAAAAAATATTTAAATACATTTCAAAGATATAAATATATAAACAATGTTAGAAAGATTATCCCAAGCTCAATTTGAACATATAATCGATGTATTAATATTATATAAACAATTATCTCATAAAAAAGTTACTTTATCTGAAAAAAGTATTAAAGAAGCATTCCATTTTATGAGGAACCAAGGAAAAGATTTATCAGAACAACTTGGTATGAATTAATTAGAACATATATTATCCCTTACCTATAAATCGTATTCATGGGAATATTTCTGAATATAGACGCATCATATGTTTTGAACTCTAGTAAATGTTCCGGTTGAATTCCTTGTGAGGAAATATTACGTATACAAATTGTTTTCTTCCCACATGCGCTACTTATCCTTGAAACTCCAATTATCGTATTATACCATGTTGGGGATAGACTGGTATCCTTTTTCCAACCCCAGTATAACCAATGACAGATTATTCCCCTATTAAAATGTCTTCGAGCAAATGAAATTATATCTGTTTGGAACTCCTCTCCAAGTCCTCTAATTCCCTCAACGATACTTAACCATTGTGACCAGAAGCGAGGAATAGAATAAGTTCTTGTCCATTTAAATCTTTCTGAAATCTCTTTTATTGGACAGTTAAATAAACTATGACATATACCATACATATGAATATCCTGTAGCATCCGATAATGTTTTTCTGACTCTTGTTTCCAATAATTTTCTTTATATTTTTTTAAGAATGAATATTGAAATTCCCCATATTCTATCCTCTGTTTTTCATTATTTGTTTCATGGAAACTTTTAGATTTTTGATTGATTATTTCCTTCAAACTTTCTCCCACCTTTACTAAGACATCATTATCCAGTAAAAACAATATAGAAATAGATCTTACCGAATTCTCCTTAAAATTATTTTTATATTCTTCCCGTGACCATCCTTGACCATTTTTTACCCATTTATTATTCAAAACACTCATTCGTTATTGTAATGGACTTACTTTCAAAAATTTCAATTTTATTTATAGATAAAAAAAAAATTTTTTTTGTCTTTTTTGATTATGGTTTTTTGAGATTTAAATTCTTCATCTTGTTTCCATTTGTTCCCATAACATAGAAATATCATGGTGGGGTTTGAATTTCATAAACATTTTCTTCATCTTTTGATACACATGCTCTCTTCTCTTATACACTTTCATATTGGCTTCCAATAATCTTACCTGTCTATAGAGAGAATCTAATACAAGTTGTTGTTCATAAATTCTCTTTTCATTACTGGTCTCCAGAGTAAAGAGTTCAGACGGGTCTATCTTACGTTTGATAAACTCACTCTTGTGATCTCGATACTTTCGTGAAAGTTCCTTCATAGGTTTGAAGTCTTTTTCCCCGATAGTATGAGTATAATCCCTCCAGTTCGCACCTAAACCATGGTTGCGATCAGCCTGCCCATTGTCCATTGGTATTGTAACCAGGTGTCCAATCCCTTCAACGAAGTTCTCACTCAACCACGTTTTCGTTGGGAGACATATCCATTTGCTTCCTCCCACAGAACAGATACTTGTTGATTCCCCAGGTTGAATATCCTTCACATATTCATATGGACCTTGAGGGGAACCGTGTATCACATTGAAGGGTCTTATGGAAGACTTGTGGTATAGACTATACGGGATAGATGTTTCGTTCTTGAATTTTACAAGGTAGCGAGGAATTTCAAATTCACTGTAATCATCCTCGGGTTCTCCATAAATTTTCTGAATGAAACTATTCCTGTGGGTCTTCAACTTATCCAGAACCTTATCATGATGAAGTTGGGAAACCATCTCCATATGATACTTCTTCCACACAAGGTTTTGATTGAAGTAATCATTCATCTGATTACTCACTTCCGAGAGAGAAATCACATCTTTGTAATCCAAGAAAGGTTGTATCAGCTCAATGAAAAGTCCCACTGGAATTATCGTCAAAGGTTCCCACTTGTGAGCCTTCGCACACTTCTTACACCAAGTCTTATCCCCATACTCTGCCTTCCGCTTGCGGCAGTTCACACAAGAATCATGGACTACA